GTTGCATCTGGAGAAGCAACAATTATGTTCTCTTTAGATGGAAGGGATGGTTCTTTTGATGCTTCTGAATTTGTTGATGGTTCAGTGTTAGTAACAGATATGACAGATCCTGATTGGGAGCCAATCATGAAAAAAGCTTCTGCAATCATTACCAATAAAGGTGGTAGAACTTGTCACGCTGCAATAGTTGCAAGAGAGTTAGGTTTGCCTGCAATAGTAGGGTGTAGAAATGCCACAGATATAATTAAAAATAATCAAAAGGTCACTGTATCATGTAGTGAGGGTGATACTGGATTTGTTTACGAAGGGTTTTTAGATTATGAAAAAATAGAAACAAACCTTGATGATCTGCCCAAGGTTAAGACACCCATAATGCTAAATGTTGCATCTCCGGATATAGCTTTTAAATTTTCACATCTACCAAATTCAGGTGTAGGACTTGCCAGAGAAGAATTTATAATTAATAATTATATAAAGGTACATCCACTTGCTCTTCTAAAACATAAGCAAATTGGTGATGAAAATCTTACAAATGAAATTGAAAAAACAATAAGGGGGTATGATGATGAAGAAACTTTTTTTGTTAAAAGATTATCTTATGGTATAGCAAAAATTGCTACAGCATTTTATCCGAATAAAGTAATTGTAAGATTATCAGATTTTAAATCCAATGAATATGAAAACTTATTAGGAGGTACTTATTTTGAGCCGAAAGAAGAAAACCCTATGATAGGTTGGAGAGGTGCTTCAAGATACTATTCCACTGAATACAAAGAGGCATTTGGTATGGAATTAAAAGCCCTAAAAAGAGTAAGGGAAAAAATGGGTTTAACCAATGTTGTAATTATGATCCCATTTTGTAGAACAGTAGAGGAATTACTAAAAGTTTATAAGGTAATGGAATCGTATGGGCTTAAAAGAGGTGAAAGGGGTCTAGAGATTTATTTAATGGCTGAACTTCCATCTAATATATTTATGGCTGAGGAATTTGCCGAACATATAGATGGTTTTTCAATAGGGTCTAATGATTTAACTCAATTAATTTTAGGGTTGGATAGGGATTCTGCATTAGTCGCTCACATTTATGATGAAAGGAATATTGCAGTAAAAAGAGCTATATCTCATCTTATAAAAGTTGGTAAAAAAACCGGCACTAAAGTTGGAATTTGCGGTCAAGCACCATCTGATTTTCCTGAATTTGCAAAGTTTCTGGTTGAAGAGGGTATAGATAGTATTTCTGTGACACCAGATTCAATATTAAAAGTTTTAAAAATATTAAGTAAATAAAATATGAGAAAAATTCTGACAAAAATTTACATACTTCAAGAAAAGAAAAATGAAAACGGATTTTTAAGACATAGGATAAATCCGTATAATCCATTAAGTTATCTATATTTGTTATTAGCATTTATTTCAGGTCTTTTGTATTACGGGATACGTGGATTATCAGATGAAATGGATATCAGAGGAAAAAGAAATCCTTTTAAATGGCAATAGAATATGTTAGAAAAAATAAAATCATCTCTATATTTTTTGTTTATTGTAATATTTGTAATATGTGCTCTTGTGTCCTCTGTTTTTATATATATATTTCTTTTCACTGTAGATTTTATTGTGTTTTTATTTAAAAGGAATGAGCACAATAAGAGATAATTATTATAAAATAGATTCTTTGTTTGAAAAGCACAAAAAAAATTCAGACAAGGGACTTATTATAGAAATTTTTGATGAGAAGGAACAGCAAAAGTTTTTTCTTGAACAAATGTCAAAAATTACAGAGAAACTTTACAACATTTATAATGATAATAATTTTAAAGAAATAAAAAAAATAAAAATGAATAAAAATAAGGTAGTTTATGTTTCAGTATGGGAAAACAATCCAATTGTATCTGCTTCTAATATTACAAATTTATTAAAAGCTACAGATAATTATTTTGGAGCCTGTGATAAATACAACAATTCCTCCAAGAGAATTTCTTGGGAAGAATCAGATCAAGATGACGGAAGTCAATTGATCGGTAAAATAGTTTATTCTGAGGTAGTAGAAGACCAAGGTGTCGAAGAACAAGTTGTTTTTGTTTATTTTACAGACCTCTATGATTATGAAAATATAGAGAACCTTTCAATGCCAGAATTTGATTTTGAAGAGACAGGTGGAAATGAATTAAATTTAAGATTGGGACTTTGCAGAAATGGTGCAATTTCTAATAAAAAAAGAATTTTTTGGGAAATTCAATTATTCGCAATAGTAAGAAGCTTCAAGGATGGAATTACATTTTTTAATTTCGATATAAACTGGGATAGATTTGTTTCAGAACATACACCATCATTCAAAATAGAATTTACTATTTTTAATATCTTTAACTCTATACACATATACAAAAATAATTATTAATAGTTTTAAAAAAATGATAGATGAAATAATTAATAAACCAAAATATCAATTGGTTGATTGGAAATTAAATGACATTGGAACAAGTTATTGTTTAATGGGAAAACTAATTGGAAAAAGAGAGGGTTTTTATGAAGGTGAAGTGTTGATAACTTCAAGAATAATTAGAATTGATTTTGAAACTAAATTAGCAGAAACAAAAAATTCTTTTTACGAATTAATAGATTAATAGTATTTTATATGATTGAAATTAATTATGATAATTTTATAAAACCTTATTCTTCAAATTTTAAATTAATTAAAATTGATTTGGAAGACATAAAAAAAATAGACCGTTTTATAAAAGAAATCAAGCGAGTTAAACCATCAGAAAATAATCACAAGATAGATAATTCATCTTTATATCAAAGATTTTTCACCGGCACTTTGGGTGAATTGGCTTTAGAGAAGTTTCTTGGAGTAGAGGGAATAGTTAATTGGGATGTTGGAGATTCTAAAGATTTTCATAAATCTGATTTGAAGAAAATAGGTTTAAATGTTGGAATAAAAACCGTGAGATATGGGCAGTTTCCAGTAATATTCAAGAAGAGTTACAATCATGAAATAATTATGATAAGATGGCAGAGTAGATATGTTTATGTGTGTGGTTTAGCAAAAAAAGAAATATTAAATAAGTATCAATCAGATGATTTGATCATGGATCCTAAACTAAGAGAAAGAGGAACCAAAACAGGATTCTATGGTTTTGAGCATTTGATACATTTCAACAACATAGAACAATTAAAAAAAATAATTTAATTATATATGTCATTATTAAATATTTTTCTAAAACACTTAGGAGGTTCAAATAAAAATAAAGAGTTCAAAACTCTTTATGAGGAAGTAGATATCCTAATTGAAAAATTCATGATATCTGAGGGAAACATACCTCCAAATTTAAAAATAGAGGGTGTAATAAATTCTCTTAAAAAAATGTTTAATAAAGAGTTTTTTGATATTTGTACGATTAAAGACTGTGCAGAAATTCTTGACTTAAAATTATCTGAAAAAAGAATAGTATTTTACAGAACTCAACATTGTTTGTATTGGAAAGATATGGAACCAGATTTTCGTGATGCATTAATTGTCATGGTTCTTGATGATTTTAGACCTAAATTAAATTTAACCGAAGAAAAAAAAATCTGTATAGAAATAGTATGAAAGCCATCCTAGCGATTAATAATTTAGGATTCATCGGAATTGATGATAAATTGTTATGGCATAACAGTGAAGACCTAAAACATTTTAAGAATTTAACTTACAATAGCAGATTACTGGCCGGATATGTAACTTTTCAAAGTCTACCTACGTTAAAAGGCAGACAGCTTATTCAGGACATCAGAGGTGAATTTATTACTGATGTTGATTGGTGTATTGGTGGCAAAAAAACCTATGAAAAATACTGTCATATGTTTACTGAACTTCACATATCACATATTGATGATAATAGTATAGGAAACGTGACTTTTCCGGATCTAACCAATCTAAATAAGTTTTGTAAAATATTTAATTATAGATTTTAAATTAAAAAAATGTCAAATAACATTCACTCAGAAAAAGATTCGCTTGGATCAAGACCGAACAAAAAGTTGGGTAAAGATGAATGGGTCGAGGAGAATTTCGATACCAATCCAAAAAACACCAGTCACCGTGTTAGAAAAAAGCCTACCAAGCAAATGAAACCTAAAAAATAAAAATGCTCAGGAGTATTAAAACTGTTGCCAGACAAAATTCATTGAAGGAGGAGGAGTTAAGAAGTTTTTTAATTAAAAAAAATTTTAATTTGATACCTTTCAAAAACGATTATTTAGCTCATCCGTGGACAGTAAAAGAAATTTTAGATAATTTCAAAGCTTCTAAGAAAACAAAAAAATGAATAAGATATTTTTTATTTTGTTACTGATTCCTAGTTTGGGATTAGGACAAAAAATATTTGTCGCTGACAATAAAAAATACGCTCATTTTTTAGTTTATAAAGTGCGATATTTTAGTGAAGCAGATTGGGTCATAAAGAAAACAAATGATTACCAAAAAAGAAGTGAACCGCATCACTGGTACTTTGTGGATCATATTTCTAATGCTGACACTGTAATTTATTATACAGACAAAAGAGAGGAGGCAGAACATTTTGTTTTGTTTACAGATAATCTTAAACTTATTGGACACTACCCTGCTCATGTGGGTAATATAATTGACCCCAAAACAAAAAGAAGCAAAAAATTATGAAGTTATTTTTAGATGATGTTAGAGAACCAAAAGATTGTTTTGGATATATGTTTGCCAGAATAGGTAACTTACAGGAAATATATTTGAAGGAATGGATTGTTGTAAGGAATTACGAACAATTTGTTGAAGTTTTAGAAAAAAACATTAAACAAATTACCCACATTTCTTATGACCACGATCTTGCTGAAGAACATTATGTTGGAGAAATGTATGAGTCCATTGAAGCATACTACAACGCTATAGAAGGATCCTCAAAGACAGGTTATGATGCTGCCAAGTTTATGAAACAACTTTATGATACAAATCATATTGATTATCCACAAATGTTTGTACATTCGATGAATCCTGCTGGAACACAGAACATTATTAATTTATTCAAATAAAAAATATGATTAAAATATTTGGCTCCTCTTCAGTTGTAGCTGAAAATGCTGCAAATGAATTAAATCAACAGATCGAAGATTGGAAAAAAAGTTTCGGTAACAATAGTATAGACATTATTAACTCACACATGGTTGCTAACAATAATGGATGGATACTTACCGTTCATTATAATATATTAAGATACTAACATTTGAACAGTATGTTGAAAAGCCCGTGTAACTTGAACGCGGGTTTTTACGTTTTATATGATTCATTCTTTAAATTTGTAAATATGGAAATTATAGTAGAAACATCGACGGCTTGGAGCAGTAGAAGACTTTACAAATTCTACAAAAACAAAAAATTTATTAAAGATTTCGTGGAGGCTTTCTCTACGGATGATGAGGTAACAAGATTTATTTATGCAAATGCATTTTATTTGAGAGTAAAATACGAAGGTAAGCCCATTAGCGAAAAAATACCAATGGGTGAAATTACAGAAATTATTATGAGCGAATTCAATGAATTTATGGATTGTGCTTCAGATAGTATAAAATTTTCACCTGATCCAGAAGACATTTTTAACTTCATTGCTTGTGACGGCATATATAACGAGATGGATGCCGTCCTATCACTTAGGGATGAGTTAGCTTGTAGTTTGGACGGATTGTCAGGGATGCATTTTCATTCCCTTGACATTGATGTGTTCAGTAAAGAGTTCTCAAATTTTTACAAGTACAATCCTGCAATTCACCAAGGAAAAAAATTAGCGGTTTACAAGGACTGGATAATGTCCAACATAGACGCATTGAGTTTCATTGGAGGGTCTATGTATCTTCAGGAAATAATTGATCCAGATTCAGAGATGGATTTTGACATTTTTTATGAACACATATCAAATTTTATTTATCATATAATGGATTCGTGTGATATCGACCATGATTCCAAAGTGAACAAAACAACCTTTTCCAGAGATCTGAAAAAGATATTCAAATTCATCTATAAAAATAACAGAGATTTAAGCTTATAAATAATATCTCATGTAAAAGACCACCTTCTGTATTCAGGGGGTGGTTTTTGTTTTTTATTGATTTTTATTTTAAATTTATAGCATGAGAAAAATTATGTTTTTATTCATCGTAATTAATACATTGCCATTAATGGTGTATTCTCTGGATAATGATTCTATATCTTTAGATAAATCTTATGAAAGGGATTTGAACTTCTATAAATCCCTTAATGAAATGAAAGACAGGTTTATAGTTAGTCAATTCAAGATTGACAGTCTCAAGAATGTAGAGCTGAAAATGTATAGAAAAAACAGTCAAATATTACGAGATAGTATAGTTTATTCTATGTTGGATAAATTTAATTACATAGAGGACAAAAGAAAAAAGGAAACTAAAAAATTAAAGTTAAAAAATGTCATTTTATCAATAAGTCTATCAGTTTCAATTATTTTTATTTCTTTTACACAATAATTAAAATTTTTATTATATTTGTTTTTGTGAAAAAGAATTATTTTTTTTTATTTTTATTGATATTTTGTTCTTGTCTAAATGAAGAGTATAAGCAATTAGAAGATGAGAAAAAAATATTAGATTCAATAGATAAAAAAATTAAAATATTGGAGGAGGAAATAAAACATGAAAATGATTCTTTAGATAGTTTATTAATTAATTATGATCTCTAAAATTATAATTTATTTTATTGGTGTTGTTTTAAGTTCTATTCTATTGATCTATATAAGAAATAAAGTATATAGTAATTCTTGGTTTTGGGTAGTAATCTGCTTGTTATTATCTTTTGGTTCTTGGATTACATTGGGAATAACTATTCTATTAATAATAATTTTATACTTATACGCATACTTTGACTCAGATCCTCCAGATTGGATATAAAAAATATGAAAAAATACAGTCTCACAATATTCTCATCGAACGGGAATATAAACACATCAATAGTTGCAGCTAGTTTTAATTTAACCAGCAACTATCTATTCTTTTATGACTCAGAAGGTGAATTGATTTGTGGATTCCCTGCCAACATGACTTCAATAATTTCAATAAGTAAAAATGAGTAAGTTAATCAAAATTAGATTTATTGAAAGATCTGGTGGTTTCTATATTCAGACAAAAACCATGTTTGGATGGGAATACATTCAAATGACATTTGAGATTCAAGGTCAAATTCAAAAAAACAATTATTTTAATAAGGACAAAAAAATATTATTGGAGGATGTTGTAAAACAACATTATGGACTAAGTTTAGATGCTGTTATGATAAAGGAATATCCTTCAATTAAATATTATACTTTATAAATATGGCAAAGGAAGATTTAGAATTATTATCTATTAAAAAATTACAGTATAAGGTCAAAATTAATAAACTGGATCAAATAATGGATATATGTGATCAGGAATTCCACATTGATGATTTTGATCTCTATCAGTTGTCTAGTAAAGCTAGACTAATCAAAGATGTTCTGGTTCAAGAAATTTATGAATTAGAAAAATACGTTCATTGCGAACACACATCAATAACTGAAGACATTTTAACTGGAAATGACTCTCATTATGATTTTTACAGCGATAAATGCAATGATTGTGGCAAAAAAATTAGAGAATATAAAATATAAATATATTATGAGCAAATACCTTAACTTATCACCGCAATTAGACTGTGAAGAAAAAGCAAAAATATTTGAAGAGATAGTTGAGAAATTAAAATATCTCAATTTAGATGGCGATACTACAGAAGTATTGCTTAATGAAGTTGGAACAATTGATTTAATGTTTGATTTTTTGATTGGTCAGGAAAGATACTTAACAGCTAGTAAAGTATGGGACGATATTTTCAATAACGAAACATTGACTTATAACAATTTTGATGATTATTTCAACGAAGAATTTATGAAAGAAATGTAATTATGATTTTAAAAAAAGTTAAATTGGTTTTTGTAAAAGACCATCCTGAGAAATTATTACCGGGAATGATTTGTTATCCTAATAGAGATGGGGAAAATCCAACTGACTATTATAGGTTGACAGAAGCTTTAGACCTTTCAAATAAATCCAATCAACACCAACCTGTTTTACCGTACCTAGTTGATGAGTATGATAATTTTGAATCTGAAGTAGACAGTTTATTTCTGTTCGATTTCAACAACGGTAGTGAGCCTGTTGCTGCAAATTTTGATGATTTACTTGGCCATGAAATTGAAAATGTAAAAATGATAGTAGCCACACCGGATCAAATAGCACTAACAGAAAAAGATTCTCATTTGAATTATAAAGTTGAGCAAAAAAAGTGTTTTGATATTTTTGATGATGATAGACATTTTTTCTTAAACAAAATATTATCTAGTAAAGGTGACTGTTATGTTCTGTGTAAAGATGAGTTCACAAATCCTGAAGAATATCAAAATGTAGCATGGGGTGAAGGAAAAACAAAAGTTATATTAAAGAGTGGAAAAGTAATGATTTATCCTTTTTAATACACATCTATAAAAAAGCAGCTAGGTAAACTTATTAAGGATATCTAGATTATCTAAATTTTTCTTTGTTTTTCTAATTGTAATATGGAATCTTTTTCTGAAACAAACTATCACTCTCTCGAATCTTTTTATTTCGGGCAAATGATCGTTTGGTGTAAGAAATCTAATTAAATTAGGTTTCAGGTTTTTGTGTCTTCTGAATAGCACAAATAACTTATTGAAGTTTACAGAATTATACCCAGACCATCTTCCAGAATTGTAGAATGCTAGTTTGGTGGTTGATCCTACAAGTGCGTCTAAATAGGAAATCATAACCGTGTTGTCAGGTAATCTTTTTAATAATATTGATTCACAGTCAGAAACTCTGATATTTTTATCAAAATTTTCATAATAATCTATAGAGTTATAGTTGACCATACATATAATTATTCATATTAAATCCAAATTTAATGAATCTTTTTTAAAAAAACTATAAATTAAGTTAATTTTAGTTAATTTTATAAAAAATTATAAAATGGAAGAAAAAGAATTAAGAAAAGAAATTAAAAATCTCAGTACAGAGAGAACAGAAATGCTAGTCGTAATAGACACTCTTCAACAGATTCTTGGAAGGGCAGAATCAATTATAAAAGATCTGGAAAAAGAAAAATATGATTATGTTTTTAGCACTTCAGCAAAATGGTCTTTAAATTGGAAGCCTGAAAGTAAATGAAACTATTTATTATAAAATATAATTATGAAAGAAGAATTAAAAAGAATGAAAGAACTTGCTGGTTTGTCAAACGACGATGAAACCATTAAAACAAAAAAAATATTTGTACTTATAGGTCCCCCTTCTGTCGGTAAATCCACTTGGATTAATAATTTTTTTAGTGATGTTAGTCCTTTTATCATAAATAGAGATGACATCGCTGAAAGTGTTGCATCTCAATATGGTTGGACTTATGACGATATGTTTATGTCACCGCCCGTAGGTTCTTCACTAGGTGATTTTAATTCAAAATATGGCGAAGTAGTAAAATCACCGTCATTTATGACGTGGCAACCACTTTCATATTCAAAAGTTCTAGAAGCTAATAATAAAGTTCAAAATATATTTAGTAGTAGGGTTCAAAAAGCAAAGGGTCAAGATAATATTGTAGTTGACATGACTAACATGAATGCAAATTCTAGAAAGAGAGCTCTTGATGCAATTTCTGGAAGAGAGAGCGAATATAAAAAAATAGCAGTTGTTTTTAATTTTGAAGGTATAGAAGAATTAATTAAAAGAGTTGCTGCTAAGAGAGCTGAAATTGCTAAATCAGAGGGAAAATCAAAAACAATAGGTCCAGAAGTATTTGATAAAATGTTTGCTTCTTATCGTGAAGTAACATCTGATGAAGGTTTTGATGAAATAATAAATGTCGACAACACTGAAAATTTGATAAAAGCTTTAGAAAATTAATGTTTTTATAGATATATTTATTATCATGGAAAATAATTTAGATTTATTGCAAATAGTGAGAGATCAAATATCTATTGTTTTTAAAAATGAAGAAGATATTTTAGATGAAAAATGGTCTAAAAATTATAAGAAAACAATAAATTGTTCAAATCCAAAAGGTTTTTCCCAGAAAGCACATTGTGCTGCAAGAAAAAAAAGACAAAGAGGTGAAGAAACAAAATCCAAATCACCATTTAAATGATAGAATTTATTAAAGATAATTTTTTATACATAACAGCTATCATCACTAGCATTAAATGGGTTTATGAATACTCAAATAAATTAAATTGGGAAAAAAATAAATTTTTGATTGACAGACTTGAGGTTTTTTTTAATGATACAAATACCAAGAACATTCAATTAGTTCTTGATTGGAATAAAATAAAAATAAATGACGGTCAAGAAAATTATTTAATAGATGATGATATTTTATTTGAAGCATTACAAACACATGATATAAAGCACAAATTTGATAAAACTGAAATTTTCTTAAGAAATTCATTTGATGAATATTTTGATAAGTTAACTGAATTTATCATCTTGGCTGAATCCGGGATGATTTCAAAAAGAAATCTTAGAATGTTTCTAAATTATTGGTTTAATATATTAGGTGGAAATAAAAAAAGTAAGCCTAGCAAATTAATTAATCAATTTAAAGTTTACATGTTGTTTTATGGTTATGAAAAACTCTTTAAATTTCTAAATAATAAAAATAATTTTAAATTTCACTTTAATATAAAAAAATAACATTATGGATAATCTTGAAGAAAAATTAAAAAATGCTATCGAATTACAAAAAAGGATAGATGATAGAATAAAATTTTTAGAGGATAATGTTGATAACTTAACTGATGAGCAATTAGACGAATTAGCTAACTTAGCTTTCAAAATTGAAGAAAGTTTATTTCCTGAAGTTGATAAAATCAAACAAGAGATGGAAGATAAAAAACAAGAAATTATTGAGAATGCTCAAAGATCAAAACAAAATCTTTAGTCTTCTTAAATTAATTAACATTTGATTGTTAATAAATTTGATCTTGGTTTGATATCAATAACTATTTTTTTTCAATATTTTCGTTTTGTAAACATATTATCATTATAAAAAAAACTAAAATCAGAACTAATAAAATTAATTAAATCTAAAAATGGAAAACAAAGAGATTAACTCTGTTAAATGTGAGTGTTGCGAACAAAAATTTCCTGCTGATAAAGTTTCTAAAAAGTTTAACAGGATTTACAATAATGTTTGTTGTAAATGTTCTGAATACATAAACACTAGAGGTGATATAACAGGTCATTGTTCTGAATACTGTAGAGAATCTGGAAAGTGTGATGGAACTTGTTAACGTTATTTTGTAATATTAATTTAAAAAACAAAATTCACAAACCGGTTTTTTATAAAACCGGTTTTTATATTTCTTCAATTCACTTTTAAAAAATGAAAAAAATATTATCTTTTATTTTTATCCTTAGTTGTTTCGGGTGTAAAGAGCCCAATGTTAAAAGTATAAATCAGGAAATAAACATTGATGGCTATTATGAAAAGATATCTACTTATGAATGGGTTTACAAAAACCATACTTATATAATACTTAAAAGTAAAAATAATATCAGTTTAACCCACGCAGGACACTGTCGTTGTAATAAATTAAGATGAAAAATTTAGAATTTAAAATTGAAAAATTATTAGATGATAATTTTAAAACATTTGGCCTCAATTCAACTCCACTCAAAGAACAATTAAGGAGTTCTATCATTAATGAAATAAAAAGAGATTATAACAATAATTTGATTAATTTATTAGAATTTTGTAAAATTGTTGAGAAAGAAAAAAATGGATTATTATTTATTAAAAAAATAATCGAGAGTATTATACTCGAAAACAACAGTAAATAATTTTAATTAAAATGTCAAAAAAATATAGTCTGGAAAATGGAAAGCAAATAACAAGAAAAGATTTAATCGCAATTCTTGGCTGGTGTAAAAAAAACATAGGAAGGTCAAAGTACTTTTCAATAAGGAGTCTTCAAATAAGATTTCAATCCAACTTAAATTATTTTGTTGGTGTTTTTGATATAGAAAAAAATTGCATTTTTATAAATCCAAATAAGATCAAGAATCATCTTGATTTGGTTGTTACTATAATTCATGAATATATACATTTTCAACAAGATTTTTCAAAATATGAAGAGATAGAAATAAAATTACCTAGACATAGAAATTATTATGACCACCCATATGAGGCTGAAGCTGAAAGAATAGCACAGGAAAGAAAAAAAGATTGTTACAACGATCTAAAAAAAGAATTAAAATGGGTGAAAAGATAAATGTACTATTTTTAGATCATGATGGAGTAATTTGTCTTCCCGATCAATGGGGTAGAAGAAGTGAAGGTTCATTAGAAATTGATAAATATTTTGATAAATTCGATAAAAAATCAATTAAAATTTTAAATGAAATAATAGAGAAAACAAATTGTGAGATTGTAATTAGTTCAGACTGGAGATTTCATTGCAAAATAGATCTCATGCAAGAATTGTACTTAAAAAGAGGCATTTTAAAATTACCTTTTGATTACACAACCATCGACGGATTAGAAATACCAGATAATTTTAATTGGCAATCAAAATTTGAGTCCGAACAAACAAGAAGTCTTGAAATAATTCAATATTTAAATTCTAATCCAATAATTAAGAATTGGGTTGCAGTTGATGATATGGATTTAAGAAAGTTCTTATCTAATAAAAAATCTGAAATAATCGAAGTAAGAGATTGGGGTTTAGAAAATTTTGTTTGGACTTCAAAATACAATGAAGGCATAAAACAATGCAGTATCAAGAATAAAATAATTGATTTTTTGACACGTAATTAAAAAAATGAAAAAATATTTTTTTATAAGCAATAGACAATCTGGAAAAACTCATTTGGCAATTTATGAGTTTATGAAAGATCCAGATAATAGCCTCTTAATTGTTTATGATAATAAACAAATAAAAAATATTTTAGATAAAAAGGTAATTCCTGATAAGTTTTTGGATAGGATTTTTCACTATGAAAATTTTAGCTCAAAAATAATGGGTAGAAGTTTCAAAATAGTGATTTTCGATGATTATCTTCTAACAAATACTGAATTTAGAAGTGAAATAGATATTAATATACATGCAGCTAATGTGGAGAAAATTTATTGTTTTTCAACACCCAGTAAACTATATGATAAAAATGTTTTAGACTTTGTTACTCAAGTAAAGAAAGATAAAAGGATTTTAATAGTTGAAGAGTATATGTCTAAAAATCAATTATTAATTGAGATAAATGATTTAAAAATAAAAACATCAGCTCAATTACACAATGAAATTTGGGATCTTTACTATAATTATTTGACTGATCCTGAAACTAAAATTATTCATGATAAATTTTTCTATAACGAAAGAATATTTAATTTAGAAAATGTAAGTTATTTTCCAGACATAGAAAGAGAATTAACTGAATTAAAAGGAGAATTTATTAAAAATTAAAAAGGCATCATTAAGATGCCTTTCTACATTAATAATAATTTTTTTTATCTTAAATTCATTTTTAATTTATATCCTCCTTGAATATTGTTTTTATCAATTACAATAAAAGTTTGATTAGGATAATCATTTAACCATTGATCATTAAATTGAAAATCTTGTTTTTCAAAAATCAGCCTTCCACTTAAATCATAAAATTGAAAGTTTTTTATTGAATTATCGTTATCAACATTATCTAATGAAATTCTATTGGATGGACTAGGTAAAATACCAATTAAAGAATTACTACCCCAGCAATATGTTATACCATTAATTATTGGTCTAGTTCTAACATAGTAATTGTTACCCGGATCCAAAATATTTAAAGGTGCCTTTCTCGAGGTTGTTGGGGTAATCCAAGTCACAACGTAATTAGGATCATTTACTTTTGTAAATTCCATTTCATACTGGGGAGGATATATGTAAGTTAATACCAAACCAGCTGGAACAGAATCACTCAAATTTAAATTTGTTCTTCCTTCATAATTTACACCAACACCATTTGGCAATCTAATTCCTCTTATGACAACAGTATCAGAATTTACTTGACAAAGATTGTTAATAGATGCAGTATACCAAACTGAAACTGTATCTAATATAGGACCACCACCAGATCCAGTCATTTGTCTACTGAATATTTGATTTGTTGTTCCATTCATCCATAAGTAATTATTATATCCTGCATCTGCTTCAAGTTTAACAGTATCAAATTTACAAACCCAAATAGGTGTCAAAGGGTTTATTTTAGGTTTATCTAGAACTATAAAATTTTTTGATTTATTAATAATTACTTGTTGATTTGACTGACCTAAATAACCTGTAACCGTTAAAGTATATGTACCACTAGAATTAATTGAAATAGTAGGTGTAGTTTCTCCATTACTCCAAAAATAACTGATGGGGATAAAACTGTTTCCGGCAGTCCAAAGACTTGCTGTAGTCCCAAAACAAACCGTATCTTGTTTTGGTAAAATTTTTACATTGTTATGGTTTTGAGCCAATAAATTAATACTCATAATAAAGACGAGTAAGATAGTAGAAAAAATTTTTTTCATTTTTATAAATTTTTAAATTTTGTATAAATATAGCACACTTTTTATAAATTTAATTTTTTAAATTTTAAAATATTTTTATATCTTTGTTTCATTAACATATGATTTCATAAAATTATGAAAATTAACATCTCAAATGCTACATTTTCTTCAATAGTGGGTATTGGTCAAAAAGTTAAAAAAGCATCTAAGGATTCAGGGAAAGAATATTTGGAGCTTAATCGTGGTGTTAATGCAGTAACAGAAATTAATTTATCATGTATATATCCTACAATAAATTATAATTCAAAAGAATTTCAAGTGTATGCACCTAATTTAGGAATTGAATCTTTTAGACAGGCCATAGCAAAAGAATATTTTCCTACCAGATACAGGGAAGAAGATATTTTAAATAAAATTGCTATTACTCCCGGTGGAATGCCAGCAATAGACTTAGCAATTCAAATTTTAAATGTAGAAAATATTTATTTTCCAAAATTCTATTGGGGTTCTTACTCAAAAATGGCCACTATAAGAAATAAAAAATTTTCATTCTATGACTCTTTAAATGATTTAGATATTTCAAAATTAAATGAATCGTCCTGTATTTTTATTTGCGATCCAAATAATCCTACAGGAATAAAATTAGAAGATGATTTTCTTTATGAGAGTATCTATAAAATAAACTCAACAGGTGCGATAATTATATTTGATAGTCCGTATAGAAAACTTTTTTCTGATGATAGAATGTTTAATATATTGTCAAGTTTAGATAATGTAATTATAACTGAATCTTTTTCAAAATGGATAGGATTATCCGGACTTAGAATGGGTTTCATTTTTTGTAACAATAAAGATTTTAATGCTGAATTAAACATTAGATTGCTTTATGAATTTAATGCTGTTTCATCTCCACCCCAATTGATTATTGAAAGAATATTAGAAACTAAAGGAGGAAGACAAGTTTTGGATGATTTCAGAAATGAAACAACAAAACACATAGAAATGAATATTAATTATTTATATGATAGAGGCTTGTTGGTTAAAGAAATTTATGGAGAGATTGAAAAGCCTTTAGGAATATTTGCTGTTATAAACAAATCGGAAGATTTTCTATTTCAAAATAAAATTGGTGCTGTCGGTTTAGATAAATTTGTTTATCACGATAAAGATATATGGTCTTCTTACTCTAGAATATGTGTATCTGTACCCTATGAAAAATTTACAAAATTCTTAGATAAAATATGAAAAAAGCAATGAACATAAAATTATTTATTTTATTTATTATTATATTTGCATTATCGTCTTGTGCAGATGTAACAATCGTAAACGAATGTATAAAAGATGAACCATATGGTTTTTGGGGTGGTTTATGGCATGGGTTTATTTCTCCTTGGTCCTTTATTGGGAGTCTTATATGGGATGATATTGCAATGTATGCATTAAATAACAATGGTGGCTGGTATGACTTTGGATTTGTTTTAGGTTCAGGTATTTTATTCGGTTCATCAAGATATAATAATAAAAAATAATATGGATATCTTAAAAAATAAACCGGAAGAAATAAATCAGGAAGATTTAAAAAGATACGCTTTTAATGGCTATTATACTGTTGGTCAATTACTAGAGTACATTCAAACAAAAATTGCCTCCGGTGAATTGACTCATGATTCTTTGGTCTTATCCCAAAGGATAGAAGATGTTTATTTTGAAAAAAATGGATGGGGTGTTGTTAAAAAAGAAGGTGAGCATTATCACTATTGTTTAAACCATAATAATAAAATAGAAGATGGTCATTATTTGAACAAAGAACAATATCCTAAAATAAAAGGAGATGAACCTTTTTTAAATAAAATAAGTGAGGAAGAAATGGAAAATTCAAAAGAACAATATCATCCAATATGGTGTCCTGTAGTTTATGAAGGAGATAAAAACCTATATCTTGACCTACATTACTAAAAGATATGTTTACAAAATACAGAATCAAAAAATCAAAAAATAAGTATTTCGTGCAAAGAAGATTTCTATTTTTTAAATGGATCAATGTTGCGGATTATGACAGTTTATATAAAGCTAATATGATAATGTTTGCTTTAAAAAATGATTAGAGTAAAAAACAAACGCAAATCAAAACCAGAAAAAAACGATATATATATCGGTAGAGGGTCTGTTTTAGGAAATCCGTTTACTCATTTGGAAATAGATAAAACAAAAGCAGAATTCCATTGTTCTTCAAGAGAAGAATCCATATTTTCTTATGAAAAATATATAATTTCTAAAATAGAAAATAAAGATCAAGAAATTTGCAAAGAATTAAATAGAATTTTTTATTTAGCACTTAAACAAGATATAAATCTAGTTTGTTTTTGCAAACCAAAAAGTTGTCACGGAGATATAATAAAAAGAATTTTAGATGAAAAATTAAATCATCTTAATAATCTTTTTTCATAGTTTTTATAGTATTTAAAATATATTTCATTAGTAATTCCATAATCTATTAATACTATTTTTTCTTCATTTTCTCTATATGTTAAACCATATGAACTTACTTTGTATAAGTCTTTTATATCAATATCACTGACTTTAATAAAATCAACGAGCTTACTCACAAAAGTATGATTTATCATCTGAGTAATAATTATTTCATCTAATTTATTACCTAAGTTCATATATTTTCTTGGATCAATTTTTCTCCTAATGTAAGTCAAATAATCACAATAACATTCGTAATTCAATCCAGTTATTTTTTCAAATTCAGATTCATTTATTACATCAGCTTTTTCCACTATAATCCAAAAATATTTTTCATCACTCCTTAGTATTTTAGCTAGAATTTCGTTACCATTATCGTATAAATCATATTCTTTTCTATTTTGGACCAAACCTTTTTTATTTTTTGCTAGTTTTAAAACTCTTGAATTATCTAGAATATATACAATCCTAGCTGATCCATAAGACAATCTTTTCAAATGATCATTCAAAAAATTTATTTTTTTTGTGAAATTCTCTAATTTATTTAATTCAAAAAGCAGTTCCTCTTCTTTCATTTTTATTCTTAATATGTTTGTAAATATAATTTTAATTTATTAAATTTATAGAGAATAGTAATAAATATTTAATTTATGGAATTTATAACATTTGATAGAGAAAAAAAAGAACTTCATTATCGAGACAATTTGACTACAATAATCGATAGAGTTACTTTTAAAGTTAAAATGTTTTCAATTGTTGAAAATAGATATGTTTTCGATATTGATGAACATCATAAATTAAAAATTAAACAAGTTTTTTTTCCTGTTGAGAATACTGTATTATCGATTATTTAAAAATGAGAAAGGTATTTGATATTTTAATCAACGATAAACCATATACTGTCTATAGTATAGAAGGTAAGGAACACAGTTTAGGTATTAACAATGGATGTCCTGCAAATTGGTGGTTGCATTATGAAGAAGATACCAGTTCAATAAAATTTCTCAATGAAATGGATGAAAATCCTAATCTTATACCATATATTGATAGGGGTGTTCATAGGATTTGCTGGGAAATAAATTACAAACAAACGAATAGAATTAAATATAAGTGGGATGAAGCTGATATAAGGGATTCTGGTGTTTGTAATTTAAAAGCAAATGGAAGGGATGTATATAAATTTCACACATCAGATCTTATGTACGCAATGGCTCGTGTTCAAACATTAGTTGGTGAAATAATATCTCATCCATACAATCTACTTGAACCGGAAAAAGATGATGGGAGAAAAATATTTTTTTGTGGCTTACCTGCTTTTGTACATAGAGGCTATGAAGTTGGTGAAATCAAAATTGAACCGGATTATTCATCTATTAGCAAAGAATTATGGTGGAAGAGATATGATTTTTTCAACTCGAATCATGAAGAGAAAAGTTTTGAAGAATTTGAGGATGAGTTAGATCAAGAAGAATATGAAGCTGATTATGAATTGTTCCAAGAAAACACTAAAGAGTATTACGATAATGATATGATTAATTGGGGTGATGCACTTAATGATGGTAAAATTTGGTGGTTTAGAAAATGAATAAGATTAAAGAAAAATTTAATTATTGTTTCAATTTTACGCTAATGCTTTTTATAGCATTTAGTTTAATGGCAACTTTTTTTTCTTTATTGAATAAATTAATAGTGTACTTAGTGTCTAAAATAATATAAAAAAATGTATAAAATAAAAAACATACTTTGGAAAAACCACTCCGAATTTCCTACTGAGATACAAGGAGTTTTTGAGGGTCAAGAAGTTTTTACAATAAAACCTGTTGGAAAAAATTCAGGTCAATGGATCCTACAAAGTTGGGCATTCAGAAATGAAACCTTCAATAATTCAACAAATTCTAAAAATTTGGGTACTTTTTTGTCCATAGATTCTGCTCAGCAATTCGCTGAGGATAAGTGGAATCACTTTGTAAAAGATTTGATAGAAACCCCCGTTAATTAATTTTTAAATTTAAAATTGTAACTTTTATTATTTTTTTTCGTTATAATTGCTGAAATTTAGCAATCATGAAAAAAATAATCGATCAAATCATTGAAGATTGTGTCAAACACAACATTCCTGTTTCTATAACAAAAGATAGTTCAGGTAAGATTTGTTATGAAGTTAGCGGTTTCTCTAAATCTGGTATTGCCACATTATATATCAGCAAAGGGAAAATAATTTGTGAAACAAGATATGAAACAGTTGATGAAATAGAGAGTTTTCACGATCTATCATTAATTGCTTTTGAGTGGTATGTGAACTACAAAAACAGAACTCCTTTCGAAAGTCCGGAATCTTATTGGGCAGAATATTGGGTTGAAAAAGGACTAATGAAAAAAGAAATTCAAACTGTATATACACTTAAATAATTTACATATGAAATATTTTTATAGATTGATAGGTGCTTCATCCTATGAACACATGAATGAGTGCTTAGCAAAACTTGTTCAAGAAGAAGAGGTTTCTCGAAATGAAAAGAGAAAAAACACAATAGAGGATATTGAAAAACTTGACGTAAAAAGTGACGCAGATAAAATTCAATCTCTTTTGATAAATTTAAGTAGGGATCTCACAACTTCGTATGAAAAAGAAAAATTTGTTCTTGAATTTATTAATTCTTTGAAATCATGATCAACATCAAAGATTCAAAAAGAAAAAAATATTTTATAATAATAGGTTTCATTTTACTTGTAATTTTAATCTATTCATTTAATTCTTCTAGAAAACCCTTTCCGGTTCATATTGGACAAACGTGGATCATTAGACAAAACGTTATTCCGTTTGATAATAATCATCCTGAGCCAGAAGTTTCTGTAGAATATTATGTAAAAGTCATTGACATAAAAGATGATGGTAACATTGTTTATTCCAGAGGATGCGATACTATGGAATTATATGTAGAAAATTTCATTTTCAATGCCGAATTGATAGACGATAAATAAAATTATACTTTTCTTTTTCATTTTATTTTTCTAATTTAATAGAATGAAAAAAACAATATTATCTCTATTATTTATCTTATTTTCTTTATGTGGTTTTAGTCAATCTAGATTAGGTTACACGGAGTACGAAATAAGAAAAGATTTTTCAAAAGAATATTTCTACACTGGAAAAACTGAACAAGGAGCAAAATACATTTATTTTAAAGACGAAAGAATCATTTCAATGTATTTCTTCGATTCAAAGGGTGTATGTAATTTATGCTCTGCAACTCCACTAAATAGTGGCACCCTAAATTATATGGTAGAAATATTCAATAAACAATATGTTGTTATTGATGATACTAAATGGAAATATTATACAGGTAATGGAGGTATAATTTATATTTCACTTGTAGAAATAAATGGCACTCCTACTTTTGTTTTTAATCTATAAATTATGCTATATTATATATATTTAATTGGTCTGATTTTAATGATAATATGGTGGGGAATTTTAGCATTTCTAGTTTTCGAAGAGAGTGTTTATAATAAATTAGATGATGGAACCAAAAATTCAATCGATGAACTTCACGAAGTTTTAGGTAATTTCAACACTGATAATTTACAATTAGTTTATTTATTATTGAGCATGTTTGCATGTATTTTTTGGCCTTTAGTCTTACCATATATACTTTATAAAAGATTTTTTGATTGATAGTTATTATTTTTTTTTATAGATTTGTCATAAACAATCAATAAATAAAATTAATTAAAATGGACAACATTAAATTAATCAAATCATTCATTGTAAAAAAACACAATGATAATTTAAAAAAAGGTGATATAATTGTTCTTAGAAAATACCAAGGACAGATACCACTTCTACATGAAGAATTATATTTTGAAAGTAAAGAAACAGGGAAAAATTTTACTCTCAAATTCCTGATTTCAAATATTGATAAAAATTTAGAGATACACGAAAAATTTAATTCCTTAGGAGAAAAGTTTGATTATTTAACATGATTGAAAAAGAAAGAAAATTTCTTTTAAAATATATGCCGGATCTAGGCTCATATTTTAATGAACCAAAATTGATCAAGCAGGGATATTTAATTCTTGATAAGAAGAAACAATTAAGAATTAGAATTACTAATAATTTTTATTGCCACATTTGTTATAAACAGAAAATTAATAATTATTCTAAATATGAATTCGAATACTTAATACCAAAAGAAGAAGGGTTTAAATTATATGATCTTTCAGAATTCAAACTCGAAAAAAATCGTTTTGTTACTGTCTTTAATAATCATAAAGTGGATATTGACATTTATCCTTCTGGTCTAAGTATTGTTGAAATAGAGTTTGATGAATTTTTAAATGATATTCCTGATTACTGCGGAGAAGAAATTACAGGCCAAAAAAAATACTCTAATATATTTTTGGCAAAAAGTAATAATCAATTTTTCTAATTATATATAATTTTTTAAATTGATTTTCAATTACTTATGAATTTATTAATATAGAAATTTGTTTTTAAATAAATAATGACTAAATTTGCATTCAAGAAAAAATAAAATTTCTTACTATTTAATAAACAAGAATAAAAAAAGTTATAAAGTCTTCAAAAATGAACACGCTTCATAATCATATTAACAAGAATAACTGGCAGGCAGCCATAAGTACGCCTATTGCGTCAATATGTCTACCCGTAGTGGATTCTCGTTCATTTGATTTTGGGTATAATACACAAAGCGAGAAACCAACCGGGTTCAGGGGAACAAATAACTTTAAAAATAAGGTGATGTAAAAAACACAAAACCAAAAAAATAAAGGAAGCCCCTGAACCCAAAAAGTTCAGGGGTTTTTTGTTTTGGAACCGTAGCTCAGATGGAAGAGCGTTGGACTGAAAATCCAAAGGTCGAGGACTCGAAAGCCTCCGGTTCCACAAAGGGGGGAAGAAGCTCAAGTGGAAGAGCAACTGCCTGTTAAGCAGAAGGGTGTGGGATCGTTGCCCACATTCCCCGCAAAAAAAATGATGATGTTGGGGGCTGAGTCAAATACCTGCTGGGCTCAGTCCCCAGAAAACTGGAAATGAAATGAAAACAAAAAATAAATTAAAACGAAAACGTAAATAACTGAATGTGCCTACGGGTGCATTCAAAATGTATCCGTAACTCAGCTGGATTAGAGTACTGCACTTTTAATGCAGGAGTCGAGAGTTCGAATCTCTCCGGGTACACAAAGTAAAAAAGGTCTATTGGTCCAACGGCTAAGGATACCCGACTGTCTATCGGGTGGTGAGAGTTCGATTCTCTCATAGACCGCTAAACTGGTAATGGAGGAATTGGTTGCCTCGCCTACCTTGGAAGTAGGAGCTGATGTCGGTTCGAGTCCGGCTTACCAGACAATGGGGCTATGGTATAGATGGCGAACACATAACATTTGCAATGTTAAGTCCCGAGTTCAAAGCTCGGTAGCTCCTCCTAAAAATTGCGGGATGGACTGGAGATGGTTCCAGCTCAGTCTCATAAGCTGAATCACATGGGTTCGATTCCCATTCCCGCAACAATAAAACAACATGAGTATCTGTTGTTGTTCTTTGACATGTTGGCACAATTGCGAGTATCGTATAGTGGAACGAAAGTAAATTATGCTGGTCTTCCAAACCAGAGATGAGAGTTCGATTCTCTCTACTCGCTCTTAATGCTCCTGTGGACAAATTGGTTTAAGTCACCACCCTTTCAAGGTGGTCATTGCGGGTTCGAGTCCCGTCGGGAGTACAAATATCTGGGATAGAGACCGGGGAGTTCACAATGACTGTAAATCATAGGTGCGAAGTTTCGATTACTTCCTATCCCACTCTAATATTATATTGTCCTATAGTATAACGGTTAATTATATCAGAATTTGACTCTGATGATGTTGGTTCGATTCCAGCTGGGACATCAAAATAAATTTTTTGCAGAAAGTATTAATTTCTGATACTTTACGCAAAATATTTCTTTATTGGGTTGTATCTCCTCACGCTGATAACGTGTTGAAAGAGTAATTGGTGACATGTGGGTTCGATCCCCTCCATCCCAACAATAATGTAAGGTAGGATGACCGAGTGACTAGGTGGAGGTCTGCAAAACCTTCTACGATGGTTTGATCCCATCTCCTACCTCCATAAAATGCCCCTGTACGCAAACTGGCAAAGCGGCTAGACTTAGGATCTGGTGTTTGTGGATTCGACTTCCACTGGGGGTACAAAAATTCACCTGTAGTTTAACGGAGAGAATATCTGGCTACGAACCAGAAGATGGGAATTCGACTTCCTCTGGATGAACTTATTATTGCCGATGTGGCTCAGTGGCGACAGCACCAGTTTTGTAAACTGGAACACAAACACCGGGGGTTCGAGTCCCTCCATCGGCTCAAAATTTAATTATATAAAATATTTATAATTAAAAAAGATGAATTGTATTTTTTGTGATAGAGAAATAACGAATAAAGGTTCTTTAATTTCACACCAAAAAACATGTAAATTAAACCCAAATAGAGTAATTCGTAAAAGTAATTTTGAAATTTATAATCAAAAAGTAAAAGATGGAATAATAAAAAAACCAGTAAACCAATGGGATAAAACAAGAAAAAAAGGAGTCGATTATATTTTAACTGATGAAATTAAGAAAAAAATAGGATTAAAGCATAAGGGTAAAAAAATTTCCAATGAACAAAAAGAAAAACTTTCTTTGGCTAGGTCTAAAAACTTGGAAGAATTAGGTGTAGGTGGATTTAAAAATATAAAATGGTATAAAGTTAGCAATATAAATAATGAAAAATTTATTGTTAGGGGTACGTGGGAATTGAAAGTAGCAAATATTTTAAATGAGAATAAAATAATTTGGAAAAGAAAAATATATATTTCTTATGTTGATAATAACGGGGTTAAAAAGACTTATACTCCTGATTTTTATTTACCGGATTTTAACAGATATTTAGAAATTAAAGGATATTTTAGCGATGAAGATAAAATAAAATTGAACTTAGTCACATCTCAAAATAAAATAAATTTGATTTTTATAAGAGGTAAAAATTTTGATGATAAATTAATTGAAAACATAATTGCTCCCATATCCCCTCTGTCTTATACACAGTAGAAAGGGTAATTGGTCACATAAGGGTTCGATTCCCTTTGGGAGTACAAAAACTATGTTTTATAGTTAAGTAGTCAGCTTCAACCTGACTAAAATGATATAAAAAAAGTTATAGGGTAATTAAAAACCTAAAACAATCTCGGATCCCTCTTTTCTTACAATATCAACATCATGATTTTTTCGATGATCTTCCCTTAACTCGTTTAATATTTCTTGATATTGTTCTTCAGTCAAATTCCTATACTCTTTCCAACCGTCACTTGTAGTAAGGATTTGATATACAATTGCAAATTCTCCACCTTTATTCTTAAGATGATCCTCAAGTAAAGAATAAATATCTAAACGCTTTGGACGAACAAACATATCATTTTCATTTATGATTTTATTTACAAGATTTCTTAATTCGTTGATGTTTAGTTTATTTTTTGCCATTTTAGTTTTTGTATATAAATATGAAAATTTTCATGAATAATATTTATTCAACGCATCCATGACTTTTTGAACATTGATTGCAATTATGTCTCCATTCTTATCAATAATTGAACCTTGATGATAGAATCTCACCATGTCAGTGCCAGTAAATTCATAGTTATAAACTTTTCCTTTATTAGAGGTTAACTCTAATTCGTAAATGTCATGAATTTTATTTGGATCACCGTATCCATAATTTAAGATGTTTACATCAAGAAAATCTATTTTATTTAATTTGGTCAAAATAATATCAGATTTAAAAGTTTTTTCTTCATAAAAACTTTCACTTTCAAAAACAATTTGTTGAGGTTCGCAAACAAATAAGTAACCTAGTTTTTTTACGTTATCTAACAATTTTTCTATTTTATCCAGATATTTTTTATTAAAATTGACATATTCAGAAATTTCTTTTTCATTTAATTTTAGTCCTTTAAAATTAGACAAATCAAAAACCATATCTAGTCTTTTAACCCAGATTTGCTCATTTAAGTCATTGATTTCTAAATTTTTATGACTTTTTTCATTATTTTCAAGCCCTTGTGTCAATTTTTTGATTTTCTTTATATTAGAAATTGTTCTTTTAAATAAATATGTAACTTAAAAGTGGAATTTTACGTTTAAATACAAAAAACCAAATATGAAAGTATCGATGGATGGCTTGAGATTGCAACTATTAAGTAATTATAATGCACTCACCAGAAAACTTAATAAAGGATTGTCAGAAGATAAAACCACTACAACGGTTGAAACTTACGATATTGAAGGTAATATGGAAGTTATGCGTCAGTGCATTGTAACCTTGGCTTATATGTACGATAACAGAGAAGAAGGTTTTAAAGAATTAGAAAATCCATTTTTTGAAGAGTTTAATAACAAATAAAATATGAGCGATTTTTTACCATATCAAGAATCTTTTATCCTTTGTGAGGAATTGGGTTTTAACGAACCATGTTATGCAGTTTATTCTGAATATGATCAAACCAGAGTTTATGATAATGATTCAATCAAAGAAGGCAAAACAATACCTGCCATTCTAAACCAACAAGCATTCCGTTGGTTTAGAGAAAAGAAATTATGCGATGGTAGTGTATGCAGACATGGAGTAGCTGATGGTGGCTATTCATACAGATGGGATATATTACATGAATATGGAGTGTATGAAGAAAGACATTTTAAACAAGGATATAATACCTACGAAGAAGCAGAACTTGCTTGTATTAAAAAATTGATCGAATTTGTAAAAAATAAAAATAAAATATGAGCGGAGGACATTTTAATGAAAATCTACATATTTATATGTATGATTGGCATATACAAAATAACTTCACCTAATGGTAAAATCTACATTGGTTCTTCAAATGACATCGAAAATCGTTTTTGTAAATATAAAAATTTAAAATGCGAAAACCAATCCAAATTATTCAACTCATTAAAAAAATATGGATTTGAAGAACATAAATTTGAAATCATTGAAGAGTGTGATGTAAAAATTTTACTTGAAAGAGAACTATATTATGGCATTTTATTTGAAGTTTTAGACAAAAAAAAGGGATTAAATTGTAGATTGCCAAAATCAGGTGAACACTATATTTATATGTCAGAGGAAACAAAAAGAAAAATTGGAGAAAGCAATAAAATTAAAAATATAGGAAAAAAACACAATTTTTATGAATCAAAATTAAAAAAATTGACCATAAAAGAAGTTGTAGAAATAAAAAATTTATTAATTGAAAACGAATTAACTCAAAAACAAATTGGTGATTTATATGGTGTATCAAGAAAAATAATCAACAACATTAATATAGGTAAAACTTATAGTTCAATAGGAAAGGATATTAATCTCAGTAAAAGCCAAAAATTATATGTAAAATTAGAGATTTCAGATTATGATAAAATAAAAGAATTACATAATTCAGGTTTATCAAAATCAGAAATTGCAAAAATTTTCAATGTCCATCAATCTCATATTTGTAGAATCATTAATGATGATAATTATATAAAAACTAAAAAATAAAAAAAAATTATGTGTAGTGGAGGATTTTTTGATTACAATCAATACAAAATCGGTCAAATAGCAGACCAGATAGAAAAGCTCGTTGAAAAAAACGGGCAGAAAATATCTGAGGAGCTAATGAAGGAAAACATGCGTTGGTACGGCAATGATTGGTATGAAAGGTTTCCGGAAGAGTTACATCATCACAAGTATCCTGATGAAGTAATAGAAAAATTCAAAGAAGCAATTGTAATTCTTCGCAAAGCAGAGATATATGCCCAACGCATTGATTGGCTTGTGTCGGGGGATGACGGAGAAGAAAGTTTCTTGAGAAGATTAAAAGAAGAACTTGACGATTTAGAAAAAAAACAAAATGATAAATAACATTTACGCAATTAATCCAATTTTAAAATTTGATTCTACAGATGATTTTTATTTTCTTCAAATTATAAAAAGAAAAAAAGATAATCCAGAAGTAGGTAGCAATTCAATAGTTATTAAAACGTATTACATTCGTTCACAAGATCAATTAGAGTTCTTGATGCCGGAGATAATTGCTATTTGTAATTTTCACAATGCAAGGGCTTGTATAAATTTAAATGTAAGATCTTTTGAGAAAACTGCATTTCATACAATGAAGAAAATATCTGATATAATAATGAACAGAGATTTCAAATCCGTAATGTCAGCTTATGATTCTGTTTGTGGAGAGTTTGGTGCAGGAAAAAATAAATCTTGGGTTATTGATATTGATACAATCGATGAAGAATTCATTGAAGATGTTGAACGTAATATTAATAACTGTCCACCAGAAGGAATGAAAATAATTTGTCAAATTCCTACGAAAAATGGTTATCATTTAATATCTTTACCATTCGACCTCAGGGAATTTAAATTTCCTGAAATTGATATACATAAAAACAATCCTACAATTCTGTACATACCTTAATAAATTATAAAATGAAACCATCTAAAATTTTAATTTACATTCTAATATATTCCGTTTTGATATACGGATGTATTTGGACATTTAACCACATAAATCCTTGGATTGCAATATTTGCAACTTTCATGATTGGTTATTTTAGTCTAGTTATAATTGAAAAAATCTATAAAAAATAAAAATCAAAAAAAATGAAAAAAAACAAATTATCGTATTTGATTGCAGCACTTGCAATTATTACAACAATGACCACAATGACTTCATGTGAAAGGGTTGCACCTAATTTTGCTGGAGTATTGATGGAAAATTATGGAAAAGACGGTAAATCCGATTATTCTCGTGTTCAAGGTAGAGTAAACACAATGGGTCCGGGAACAGAATTGTTTCAAGTTCCGTTGTATGAACAAAGAGCAAATTTTGGTGAACAAGTTTTACACCTCAAGGCTGCAGATAACACTGAGTTCACAGCAAAGCCACTTTATTCTTATAAAGCAATCGAAAACCGTGTTGTAGATCTTGTATTTCAAAATGCTCGTTTGGGAAATGCTGATAATTTCATGACTGCATTGGAAGACAATGTTCTTGAACCTCACATTTATGATTTGATCAAAGAAGAATCAAGAAAATATATTACTGATACTCTCATGGCATCTGGTGGTTCACTTAAATTTGAGAAGACAATAGAGCAACTCGTAAGGAAAGCATTCGAAGAAAAAGGACTTGAGCTTCTTACATTTAGTGCAAACCTAGATTTCTCAGACAAAGTAAAACAGAAAATTGATACAAGAAATGAAGTCAACACAAACGTTTCTGTTCTTGATCAACAAATAATCGAGCAAAAGAAAAAGAATGAATTGGCACGTCTACAAACTGAATACAATAAAATTATTTCTGAAGGACTCACTGAGCAAATTCTAACAAAACAGTTCATTGATAAGTGGGATGGAAAAACTGCTCTTTATGGTAATCAGGTTCCGGTAACTCTCATGAAGTCCATAAAATAAAAAAAAATGATAAATCCAGAAAAAAAACAAAACATGAAATACAACCTCAACAAAGAAGAATTCAAATCAACAATCACGAATCTCAACAACATATTTGTTGGTTCAATGATCATTGCTGCAATTGGTCTTGGGATTTGGCTATGGAAAGTATTTGGGATCTGGCTTATTATTGGACCAGTTGCATACGTGGCAATTTGTTATCTTGGAAAATTCATAAAAGAAAATTATCTAAATCATATAAAAGAATTGTCAAATTAAAAAAATGATTTACAGCTCAATAAATATAGCAGTTAGTGAATTGGAACATAAACCAGTGGCATCTTCAACTGATCTAGAAACACTAAAAAGTATGTTAGACGATTTGACTGGTTTGTACGAAGAAGATGAATTAGTCGAATTCATAGGTTTTCAACCAAATACACTAGAACAATCAGAAGAACTTTTGGGCTCATATAATTATGAGATAACAACTGATGATGGCAATAAATACATAGAAAGATTTATTGTTTATCGTACTGATTTTGTTGGTTGATATTTCGTTAAAATATTATATATTTATTATTAAGGATCGGTGTGGCTGAATTGGTAGGCTCTCATCGTCGGCAATGGGGTCCCTTATACTTGTATCGGGATTCCCCCCCAACGGAAGATGAAAATTCCAGTATCATAACAAGTGTTGGTATGCGGGTTCGAATCCCGTCCCGATCCCATTTTTATTTAAAATAGCTTTAAATTTAAGTTATTATGTTTTTGTTAACTTTTTAGTAACAAATAGTTAATTTTTGTTTTTGTCTTTTTTGACTTCTAATTATTGGCAAAAACAATAAGATGAAAAAACTATTATTTATTATTACAGCATTCGCTGTACTTGTTACGTCTTGCAAAAAAGACGATAATCAAATTCCAGAAAATAAATCATTTATAGTTACAGAAGTAAATATAAATGGAGATTTATTTCAAAAAATAGAGGGTGTCATAAATGAAAATTTTACTTTGGATTCGTCTAAAAAATGGCTTCTTTCTGGTGGTGTATTTATTGAAGAGGGTTATTCACTTTATATAAATGGTGGACAAACAATATACGCTGATCCATCTGTAACAACCTTTTTATCAATAAAACAAGGTGCAAAAATTTTCGCAGAAGGTTCTAGTACTAATCCTATAATTTTCACACCATTAAAAAGCAATCCTACCTATGGTGATTGGGGAGGAATAATTGTCAATGGATATGCTGACATAAACACTGGTCTAACTGCAGAAGGCGAAGGGGGTACAGGTGTTTATGGAGGAAGTAACGATCAAGACAATTCCGGAATTTTAAAATATATAAGAGTCGAATATGCTGGTAAAATACTTGGAACAGATAATGAATTAAATGGATTTTCTTTTAATGGGGTTGGATCAAGTACAATTGTTGAATACATACAGGCATATAGGGGTTCTGATGATGGAATCGAATTGTTTGGAGGAACATTAAATATAAGATATGCAGTTTCAACGGAGAATCAAGATGATTCTTTTGATTGGACTCATGGATGGAGAGGAAAAGGTCAATATTGGTTTGTGCAACAAGGTATAGATGGTGGTGATAGAGGTATTGAAGCGGATAATAATGGAGATGATAATACAGCTTCTCCTTATTCAGAACCAACATTATCAAATATAACATTAAATGGTGTTAATGATGGAGATGGATTAAATGAAGGAATTAGACTAAGAGAAGGAACAAAGGGTAAAATATTTTATGCAAATGTTACTGGTTTTGCTAAATATGGAGTAAGAGTTAGCGAGCAAACAACCCTTAATCACATTACAACTGGTGAATTATTTGTTGCAAATTCTATCATATCAGGAAATGGTACTGATTTTAAAGATTGTAATTCTTTTGCTGGTTTAACAGCCACTTTAAACGATTCTTGGTTCATTCAAGATTCAAATGTTGGATCAGGTAATGCTTGGATGAATGGTTGGACGAAATAGAATGAGAGCAATAATCATATTAATTTACTTATTTGTAAGTTTTACTCAAGCATTTAGTCAAGAAATAAAAGGAAAGGTAGTGGATGAATCAAATCAACCACTACCTTTTGTTTCTATAATTGAAGAAAATACTCAAAACGGAACTCAAACAGATTTCGATGGTAATTTTTATTTGAAAATAAAATCAAATGAATCTTTGATTGTTTTTTATTGTCTTGGGTTTGAAGAACAGAAAATAAATGCAAACAACAATCAATTTAATATTATATTAAAATCGAAATCTGTTTCTATGAATGAAGTTGAGATATCAGCTAAAAAGAATAATTCTTCAGAAACTATACTTTTAATGGATAAAAAAAATGCTAATGGCATTGAGTCTTCAATAGGATCTTCAGAAATGACCAGAAAAGGGATTTCAAATGCAGAAGATGGGTTAAAAAAGGTGTCGGGCATATCATTTACAAATTCTAAATTAAATATTAGGGGTCTTGACGATAGATATAATCAAGTAACCCTTAATGGAATTCCAATTCCATCCAACAATGCAGATAAAAAGAATATTGATTTAAATATTTTACCTGTTGGAATTATGGATAATATGAAGATTAGGAAAACATATTCTTCAGATCAATGGGGAAATGTTTGTGGTGCTCAAATTGATATTTTAACTAGTGAAATAAAAACAATAAAAAGTGTTTCTTTAAGGGGTTCTTTAAACTCATTGACACCCACCCCTAATTACAATTTTAATTTTCAGATAGGAAAAGAAAACAAAAAATTAAGCTACTATCTCAATTTAAACTTAATAAATGATAATCAAAATTTAGATGGAATACTAAGATTAATAAATAAACAAGGAAATTATGTTCTCGACTATAAATTTAAAGACAGGATAAACCAATTTACTCCCTCTGGTATTTTTGTTTTACACCATGAATCAAAAAATTTTAGTATAAAAAATACCTCATTATATATAAATCAAAAAAACACACTTTACAGAGAAACATTTGGAACTCATTTTGATTATAGTAAAGATATTTTTACAACCAGAAACACACCATTTTCACATTCTTTATTTACCGATCAAATAAATGCAAATTATAGATTAGGAAATTGGACAATAGATGGTATAGGAGGATTTTCTTTAGTGGAAAGTGGAGAAAGTGCAAGAGAACAGTTTGTTTACCTATATGATGGTCAATATTCATTTAATAACATAGATAAACTCGACAATCACATTTTCTGGAACACAAACAGAGAAAACACGATAAATTTTAATTTTACAATTTCTCATAAAGGAAAAAAATTAGATCACTATTTTGGATACAGTTATTTAAGTTCTAGAAATTTATTTGATTATAAACAAAAATATTATGATTTAGGAAAAATAAATTCAATTTATGGATACATTGATCCTTCCAATCCAAATCAATATCTTAATAGTGATCAAACTACAGAATTATGGGTTAATAATCCAGCTTCAAAAACAGAAGGATACACAAATATTAATGGTTTTTTTATTAAATCTAATTTTAACAGTAATAAAACTGATTTAAGTTATGGATTAAGAGTTGAAGATGTAGAACAAGTAGTAAATTACAGAGATCAACTTTCACCAGTATTTTTGAAAAATAATAAAATAGATAATTTAGATTTACTTCCATTCTTATCAATAAAATATAGAATAAATGACAAAAAACAATTAAAGTTTGTCGCTTCAATCACTAATATAAGACCAAGATTTAGAGAAACTGTTCCTTTTATATATACTGAAGTTTTTGCAGGTTCTAAAATTCAAGGCAATCCAAATCTTACAGTTTCTAAAGTCATTAATTTTGATTTAGGTTATGAGTTTTATCCATCTAATAACCAAATTTATTCAATAGCTTTATTTAGTAAAACAATAGATAATCCAATAGAAAGAGTTAATATCGCTACCGCAAGTGGTAGATTGGAAACTTTTCAAAATAGTGAAAGATCAAATGTTTTTGGTGGAGAAATTGAAATAAAAAAGAGAATTAATAAGTTTATAATAGACTATAATTTATCCGTCTTATGGTCTCAAATAATTATTTCTAATGAAGGTAATTCTACAGTTGTTGTAAGTAATTTAAAAAGACCATTGCAAGGATCTTCGCCAATACTATCTAATGCTGATTTATTTTATTCAATTAATGAAAACAACAACATTGGAATAACTTATAATTTCATAGGTAAAAAACTTAACGCAGTAGGTGTTTTTGGACTCGGTGATATTTATCAAATACCACAAAACTTTTTAAATTTAATCTATAATATTGAAAAAAATAAGTACTCTATTTCATTGAGAATCAATAATTTATTAAATGCAAAATATGAATTTATTCAAAATTCTGATTCTGGTTATGTTGTTTCAAACTACTATAGGTTGGGTCAAGATTTTTCAGTTAACTTAAGGTATAAATTTTGATTTTAAATTATTTAAGTTATTTTTGTATTCAAAACCGGCTCATGGTTAAACCCACTGGGGATTAGGCTCCGGAGAAGTCCATCCTTTGAGTAAGAGTTTACGATAGACCTGCTTCTTTAATGGTTGATAACGTGTATAAGTCCGAGCATAAAACACGAAACTACAATGTCGTAAAATTTCTACCAATTGTAATATACTAATGTGGAATATCTAGATGACCTTCTGAACTTAAGATTAGTGCTGTGAGTTCGGTTTATTTAAAATAAAAAATAAGAATATGTCAAAATTAGAACCTGATGATTTCTTCTTTTTGAAAAAAAAAGATGGTGAAGTAATCATTTCTAGAGTAGATCACATTAAAAAAAGAGTTGTTGTTGATTTGAAAAATCACATCAATCTTGATGTCGATATAATTGTTGCAACTGATGGTAGTGAATATGATGAGATGAATGAAGGTCCCATTTTAAAAGTCAAAGACTTTAGGGATATTATTTCCGATCAAAAAATATCAGTATTCATGAAAGAAAATAGTGATAAAAACAAAATTGCAAATAATCTTGTCAAATCCCAAGACGAAATAGATCAAGAGGAGCAAGATGAATTAATAAAAAAATTATTATTACGTAATAAAGGAATTTAGTTATGTGGTCTGAGATAAAAGAATTTAAAAAATATCCAATGCCAGAAAAAAATGCATGGGATAAAAAACATTATGATCCAATTAGATGGCTATATCATTTAAAAGATAAAGAAAAAGAATATCCCCAATGGTTAGAGAAATATTTTTTTGATCCATACTTTAACTTAAAAAATTGGCTTATAAACTTTTTCAGTTTTTTTAAGAAATTATATGTATGGATACCAATAATTTGGAAAGACAGAGATTATGATGATTATTTTATTTTTGAAATTTTAAAACAAAAAATTCTACAACAGAGGAATTATCTAGTTAGAAATAATAGACACACAAATATTCCACAGGACAATCATTGGATGACAGTTTGTTTAAATTTAATCGAGAGAATACAAAAGAGTCATTATGAGGTAGAATATTTTGAATACCAAGATTCCAAACACGATTTCGTAGAAATCACTGAAGAAAATGAATCTGATTATCATGAAATAATTTCAAATTCTGAAAGTAAAAAACTTTACAGAATGGAAACAGAGTACATCACTGATAATAGAGTAGATTTTATAAATAAATATCCATTAGACAGAGATAAAGCGATTAATTATTTAAAAAAATACAGAAATTGCGATGTTTCTGATTATGCAGAAAATGAAGAAAGTAGAAGTTCAATTTGCGTTGTGATGTCCACCATGAGACATCAAAAAGCAATAAAAATACTATTTTTGATATTAACCCAAAAAATTGAGGCTTGGTGGGATTGAATTATTCATAAAAAAAATAAACGTCATATATTTATGATTTAGAAGAATAAATAAATATAATGCCGTTTATACAACCCGAACCATTTACTTTTTTCAATATTAAATTTACCGATCATGGTAGAAGGGCTGCTTCACAAGGTAAAATTACCTTTAGCAAAATAATTTTGAGTGATAGAGAAATCGATTATTCGATTGATAGGGATGGAAATTACAATATTTTCAATAATAGAGTATTGGATTTATCTGAATTCTATCCAGATGTTCCGGGTGAAAATTTTGGCAATATTCCTCCAACAAGCACTGTTTTCCAACCTCAAGGTGATGGTTTAATTTACAATGCAACTACCAATTTTAATGTCGGGACTGAAAAAATAACCATAACTGGATCAAGTTCTAGCACTACAATTTCAAATTTTGTTAAAGGAACAAAAACTTTAGCTTATAGTTCCAATTCTTCAAACTGGGGAACAAACAAAATAACGTTTGCTGGTGGTGGCTATTCGCCTGTTGTCAATGATGTTGTTACAATACCTTGGGTTTCTCCTGATTATTCATCAGGTTCTTATAATCCCACAACAATGCCACAAAATGATCCTTGTGTTCTTTCTTTTTACAAAATAATTTCAGCAGTTACGGCAGGTTCAGTATATTTAGTAGATAGACCAATTCCCAATTTTGCAACGGGTGCTTTTCCCACTTTAACTTGTCAATTTTTCAGAGACAACATGATTGAATCTTTTTATGGTTCTGGTAAAACATCTGATCCGGGTGTTTGGAATATGAATATAGTCAGAACAAAAACTGTTATGGGAACTCAACTTAGTGTTCCTAATAAAGTTTCTGGCTATACAACTTATGGTTCCATAGAATACAATGGTACAAAAAAGTATTTTGGCTTCAGTGATAATTTACCAATTTTTGGAGTGATTCACTATACAAACAAATGGACTGGAAATACCTACGGAGAACAATTCGTAGAGAAAACATTTGAAATGAATTTGCCCGGGATCATGTGGCATCATAATTTGAATGCTTATTATAACAATATTTTAAGTTCAAGTTTTACATCTTTTAATTCGTCAGGAGAAACTTGGGGTTTATATTTATCTGATTTCGCAGGTGATACTTATTATGATCCAGTTGTAAAATCTACTTATAGAGAATTAAGAGATGGAAGAAGTATTAATTCATTTTCTGTCGGTAGAGTATATCACAAATTACAATTGATTGTGGTCACTGATCAAGAACTTTTAACTGCCCTTACTTATAAATCTAACAGGAACTACACTTTGCCTGATTTTGAAGTTAGTTTAAGTAGAACTCCACAAATAGGTTTATATCCTGCTAATGGTTATTCTGCAACAACAATGTCTGGATATACAGCGAATGGTTTGGTTGAAAATGGTTATGATTATTTTGTAACTTATATAGCTGAAAATAGCACATATAGTAGCTCAGTCAGTATGGGACATGCTCCTGCACTTCCATGTGGATATATAAAAAAAATAACAGGCTTTACAGATTCTAATGGAAACAAACAATATTTAAAAGTTAGATTTCCAAATTCAAATTCATTTCCATATATGAGAGATGACTCAGAATTACTTAATATCTTATATAATGGTACTGGTTGGAATGCAAACACTGTTCAACTTTTGGTAAACAAACAGTTAAGTTATAAAAATTATGATATTGGAAATGTCCCTTACCAAGATTGGAAAAGAGTATCTGATTCCTCAGTTGGTGGGAACGGAGTTTATAGGGCATCAGATTATGGATTAAACACAATCGATCCAAAAGTTTTTAATTCATATGAATTTGTTATTTCTGAAGAAGATTTTAATACAGGGTCTACATATACAATAAATTCAGGATTGACAGCAAATCAGAGTTATTTAAATTTTGGTGATGAATGTTTTGTTTACGGAACAATCAAAACTGGAATTGCTGCAGTCGTTTATAAAACAAGGATTCAAGCATATTTAGATGATTCTGAACTGAATGGCTCAAACAATCCAACTTTTGACCCAGAAATCGACACTGCAACCTACATAACAGAAATAGCGGTTTTAGACGAATTAGGCAACGTTGTAGCAGCCGGAAAACCTACCTATCCCATACTGAAAAGTAACATTAGATGGCTTACTTTGCAACTGGATATCGATTTTTAATTTAAAATTGTAACTTTTTATAATTAATTTCGTTTAAATTCGAAAATTAGCGATATGGATATTGTTAAATTTCTTATATTTACGCTGTTTTGCCTTAATTTTGAGGCTAATGCACAAATTTGTAATTATTGCCCTTTAGAAGAGCTTAAAGAAACTCTCAAAGAAAATGATATAGATTATACTGTTCAATATAATGTTAAATCCAATACAGTTTTTATCCATAATGAAAAAGATTATATTAAAAGGTGGTATGTTGAATTTAACGTGTGTTATCTTTATAAAATTACTGTTCTGAACCCAAAAAAGGTAAAACCACTAAAAAAATTAATTGATAAGCATTTTACGAAAATTAATAATAATAATTGGGAGAGTCTCGATAATATTGTAAAATCAGATTTCAAAGAGGGATACTATAATTTTTATTTTTATCCCAAAGCAACATACAACAACTTAAATTCAATAAACAATAATTAAAACTTTAAAAATGAACAAACCTAAAAACAAAATGAAAAACAAAATCCTTTCACTCATCGCAATTTTGACCATATCTTCTGCGTGTTTTGGTCAAACTTCAAATCTTGGCTCGTTTTCAAAACTAGCAAACAATCAAAATGGTCGTGTAGTTTACTCGCAAGACTCTTTGTCAAAAATGAATAAATTGGATTTGACAAAAATTTATCTTGAACAAGTCCAGTCATTAAACAACATTCTTCCTTATGCTTCATTTAACATTAAGGGTCAAGCTTCCGGAGTAAAACAAATTGATATTCCAAAAAGCAAGTACACAAATGCAAAGAGAAACAGGGTGTCTGAGAAAGCAGAGAACTACAACAGCACAGTAAATGAAAATCTTAATGAAATTATCCCCTATTCTGATAAATCTGAGATAATCAAAGGCATTCTGTTTGTCCAAGAAATGATTGGTAGATTGGACCAAGGATTATAAAAAAAACAAATAAATAAAAAATTAAAAGGGAAGAAATATCTTCCCTTTTTTATTTTTTAAAAAATAACTATATTTGAAAAAAAATATTTATTTTATGAAAGCAACATTAGAATTTAATCTTAATGATCCAGATGACAGAAGAGAGCATCTTAGATGTGTTAAATCTACTGACATGGCAATTGTTTTATGGGAAATACAAACTAACTTAAAGAAAAAGTGTGAACATATAATTGAAGCGAAAACGGAGAAAGACGATCAAATTGATCCTTGGGAAGCATTTGAAATTATTTTTGAGCAAATTTCAGAATTATATAATGACCAAAACATTAATGTTGATGATCTTATAATTTAGAACAAACATGATAAATGAAATGATACCCGATTGGTTATTTGATATGGTGAAAAAATCCATACCATTAGATCATGATCGTCATAAAAAATTAGGAAACAAGAAATACACTAGTGGACAAAAAATAGAAATAGGAGATGTTGTTTTGACTGGATTGTTAGTAGAACCTATAGACTCAGAAGAAAACGATATTCCAAATATAAATCTCAAAATAATCTTATTTCACCCAAATGAAATAGGAACATTTTATGAAAAGGATGAAAAATATAGTAGGCTTACACCTCATTCAAAAATTCCGTATTTGAAATTCATAGACAAAAAAGATAAAATGTAAACTATTTACTTTTGATGTCTGACCGAAAAAAAATAAGAGAAATAATTAGAGATTTAATTAAGGAGAATTTTATGACTCCTTTTAATCAAATGCCGGATACTGAAATGTTAGATTCTGTATCAAATGATAATTTAGCTTTTATTGGAAGAAATCCCACGGTTTATAATTGGTTTATAACAAACAGAATTCAATTGATTGGTAATCAAATCTGGGTAAAAATGGACGATAAAAAAGTAAAAAGTTTTTTAAGAAAAATCATAGGTATCCAAAAAAAATAATTTATGAGTTATTCTCGTTGGTTTAGCTCCTACTGGTATACATTCTGGTCTTCAGAGTCTGGAGATGTTTATAAAGATGATCAAATTTTTGAAATATGCGATTTCGATGGATTAAGATTTACATATACAGAAATAAAAGAAGATATTGATTCTTGTATTGACAGGGTTAGACTACATTATTCTTTAGAACACGAAATAATTATTAATTCAAATTATTATGTTGGAAAAGATGGTGAATTGTCTCTATCTGAAAAAAAAATAAAGAAAAAACCCATAAAACTTAAAGAAAGTCAATTAGAAGAATTAAAAGAATATATGTTGGAATTTTTAAAAGATGTAGAGAACGATAATGATTTATTTTAATCAGTTCTGTACATTATGTGATCAACTCCATCTATATCAAAATAATAAGCAGAGCCGTCATATCCACTCACCCAACTTGCCAAGCAATCATCATAACAATTTTCAAAATATCTTTTGGCATCTTCATCTAGATCAATGAAATTCAAATCACTTAATTTCATTCCCATCTCAGAGGTATAATATTTTACGGGATTATCTCCACGATATGCTTCCATGACATCTAAGAACATATTGTAGGTTATATCTTCAATGAAATCACCATTTTCTATTTGTTCTTCTGTGTACTCTAAATCACGATCTTTGAGACCATTTTCAAAAGTATTATAAACATTTTTCCAATCATCACCAAATTCATTCTCCACTGCTCTAGATATGTCTATTTCTCCTTTTGGATACACATTTTCCCAAGTATAATCAGATAATACCCAATCAATAAACCATTCATCTTCCATTCCAGAATTTAACATTGAATCTATTGCACCATCAGTAGCATCTGATACTGATTCCACTCTATAAACCTTATCATCTACTACATATCCATAATCACCTTCTTCAACATCTTTACAGTCCACCCCTAATTCTCTTGCAACTTTTTCTTGTATTTCATCACAAGGTATATCTAATTCATCCCAATATTCTGAAGGCATTATATACCTTGATTGTTTTGTTGAATCTGTCAAATCATCAATCTCTCTCTTTCCATCTTGAACTAGTTGAAATTCTTTCAAGGCAGATGGAAACATCGTATTAAATAATCCTTTTAGATTATTCATAAATTCTCTTCTATTTGGAACTTCCCTATCATTAACATCCTTAAATTGTTTTGAAGGGATATGGAATTGAATCATTCTATTCTTATCCTGAGTACCTAATGTATTTTTATCTAAAATAATATATAAAGGCCCTTGACTAGAATAATGTTTATACATATCAGGAAATCTTGTACACCATTGAGAAAGACAAGCCAATTCCTTTGAAGCATCGTATGTATCAGGTGAAAAGACTACATAATTTGAATCTTCATAAATTTTTCTTGCTTGACCTTTAGAAACTAAATATTCACCTTTTGTTATCAGGTTTTTTTCGCCACCCTCCTCTGTTTTAGCATATTTTGCTACAACATCATAAAGATCTTGTTGTTTAGAATAAACCAAATCCCCATTCTGTTTATAAAGCATTGTGGGAATACCGTCAGCTGCAATCTGAGAGGATTTTGAATTAAAAATTTTTAAATTTTTTGCTATTGTGTCAAGGTCTTCGACAACTCTAGGGACTCTATTTTTAATAAGTAAGAAAATCCAATTAATATAACTTTTTTTAAGTATTTGATTGTCTTTCAGTGAATTATATATGGAGTTAATAGTATCTTCCTTAATTTTCAAATTAGGATAATATGTATCCTTTATTTTTTGAATTTCCTCTGGTCCTTCAAGTAATAAACTATCAAAAACCTCATTAATTAATATTTTTCTTACTAAATCCCTTAACATCTTATTTTTTAAAATAAATAGAATAATTTTTAAGATTTTATACTATTTATTTGATATATTATACACTCTTTTAAATGGAAAATAAATTATTAAGCGAAATACAATTAAGACAAAATATTGTTAATTATCTTATTAATAATAAAATTGCCTCTGACCAACAAGAAGCAGAAAAAATGTTAAACGAAGGGCTTTTTAGTAAAATAAAACAAGGTTTGTCAAATTTATTTACAAAAGCTAAATATGGTGCAAGTAAATTAGGAACAATAACTGCAGGGGGAAAATATTTTGGTCAAAGTAAAGCTAAAGCAGCAGCTCAAACTCAGATTGACTCAGAAATGAGTAAAAGAGGCAACAAAATGATTAGAGATTTAGATAAAACCTTAAAATCCCAATTTCCGGGTTTTCCTAACGTCAAAGACAAAGAACAATTCATTGCAGGAGTTCAAGCCATAGGACAAGTTTATGAGAGTGTAGTAGCAGCAACAAAATTACCACCAGATTCCAAAGGTTATTTAAGTCCAAAAAAAGCAAATAACATAATCAAATCTTTGAGAATGTATATTCAAAAGACTGTAGATTATGATTTGGCTTCAGTTTATAGAATGTTTAATGAGAATGATGAAAAATTTTATCAAGAAAATCAACACATTTTACTAGAAGCTAAAGCAGTAGCAGGTCCATTAACTGGTTCTAAAGAGACGGAAACAGAAAAAGTATACAAGAGCAATAAAGCACCTTTAACTCTTTTAGGTATTGGAACAGCTTTAGGTGCATTTAGTTGGTTAGTTAATACAGATTGGTTCAAAAATCTTTTTGCTGCTAAATCCCAAGTTCCAGTTACTGATTGGATGTCCCAAGATACCACAAAAGTATTAGGTTCAGTTCAACCGGGAAATGGATTAACACAGACTTTGAATGCTACTCTAGGTAGCAAATTAACTGCTGCTTCTTCACCAGAAGATTTTATAAAAGGATTAGAAAAACTTGGAAATGGTAACGCTCAAAAAGGTATTGATCTTTTGACACAAAAAGGCGGTTTGTTTCCTGATGCTGCTGGAGCAAAAATGGCTTTGACAGACATTGTAAAAAATCCTCATGGTCAAGGTGACACTTTAGGAGAAATTTTTAAAGGTAAAATAGCAGGAACTGGAAAAGAAATAGGAGATGTTTTAGTTACAAAACCCGGAGGTGTTATTGTAGGAGCAATTACTAGTATGGTTCCAAAAATTGCTATGATGACAGTTATAAAAACTGGTGCTGGCTATGCAGCTGCTAAAGGTTTAGGTGGTGTTTTGGGTCCATTAGGAATAGGACTCGTAGCTGCCGGAGCTTTGGTAAAAGGTCTTAGATATAAAGGTTTAAAATCTTCTAGAATGAAGACTTTAAAAGATTTACTGGTTAGTATGAATGATTTAGCAGTTCCAAAAACAGTCAAAAAAACTAAAACAAAAGAAGAACCAGTAGCTGACACTAAAAAGAGTAAAGTAACTAAAAATAAAAAAGGGGAAACTCAAATTAATTACACTCAGCCCGGCTCAGATAAATCCACATCAAGTTATACTGTATCAGGAAATGTTCCAACATTTGGAAATGCTGATGCAACTACAACACAACAAACAGCAAAAGCAGAGCCAACAAAAGCTAAGAAAGCCACTTCTACAGGTGCAAAAGTAACTAAGAAGAAACCTGCATCTAAAAAAACAGCAAAAAAGGAACCTGAAATGGCTGCACAAACTGGATCTAAACAAAAAGTAGTAACTGCAAAACCCGGAGAGGAAACTACTGGAACAGATTACAAAAGAAATAGAATAGGTTTTAATAGAAATCTAAATGAAGCTTTTAAAGTTTTATTTAATCAACTTCATAAAAGAAATTTAATTTAATTAATTTAGATTAATCTATAATAAAAAGGCTCCATTTTTTTGGGGCCTTTTTGATTTAACATATTTTTTTTCTAATTTTATAATTAAATAAAAAAATATATGGAAAATAGCGTTTTAAGATTGCCCAAGGATAGAAATTTATTTTTTTCAGAACAGGTTGATCAATCTTCAGTTTCTTCATTGACAAAAAAAATTATAGAAATAAATGAGGACGATCAATTTCTAGTTAAACAAGCTGAATATTTCGGTTTTAAATACGATCCACAACCAATTAAATTATACATAGATTCTTATGGTGGAAGTATTTACCAATGTATGAGTTTAATTTCTGTAATGGAGAAATCAGAGATTCCAATTCACACAATTTGTATGGGTGCTGCAATGTCTTGTGGTTTTATAATTTTGATTTCCGGACATAAAAGATTTGCTTATAAATATTCTACACCTCTTTATCATCAAGCCAGTAGCATTACCATGGGTACAATTAAAAGTATTGAAGAGGATGTCCAAGAAACAAAAAGATTACAGAAATTAATTGAAAAAATTACTTTAGAAAAAACAAAAATATCTAAAGAAAGATTGAAAGAAGTTTATGAAAAGAAAATTGACTGGTTTATGACTGCCGAGGAAGCTCTTAAATTATCCGTAATTGACGAGATATTATAATTTTTTTTATATTTTTACAAAAACTTATTATGAAAGATACAATTTACTTAGGGGACATACATGGCAATTTCAATCAATTGATTGGTTGGATGCATCACAATAAAGATCGTGAAAATTGTAACATAATTCAAGTTGGTGATTTTGGAATTGGATTTAAACCTAACTACGAACACCATGAATTAAAAAACATAAGTAAAAAATTAAAAAAGAAAAATCATACAATATTAGTCATAAGAGGCAATCATGATAATCCAGATTATTTTGATGGTAATCACGATTATGATAATATTAAATTCTTACCGGATTATACCACCATGAATCTAAATGGTTATAATCACTTATTTGTTGGTGGTGCCGTAAGCATTGATAGGAAACTCAGACAAGAAGGAATAAGTTATTGGAAAGATGAAATTTTTATTTATGATGAAGAAAAATTAAAAAACATAAATGAAATAGATGTTCTTGTAACTCATACATGCATGAGCTTCAACAAACCAACTTTTTTCAATGGCTTAGTTTATTCATATGCTATGAAAGATGATACGTTGATTGAAGAGTTAGATAAGGAGCGAAATTTTGTTGATCTCATGTGGAAACAATTAAATGAAAATGGAAACAAAATAAAATTACATTTGTATGGTCATTTTCATTTTCCTAATACCGAATACATAAACGATACTAAACACATTCTTCTAGATATAGATGAATTTTACGAAGAATATAATTAAAAAAATATGATAAAATACGCAGATATTATTGTAGACCTTCAAGCTGGTGATACTGGTAAAGGAAAAGTTGCACATTTTCTTGCTTCAAAAGAAGATGAATACACTCACGTTGTTAGATATAACGGAGGAGGAAATGCTGGACATACAGTTTACCATAAAGGCCAAAAAATTGTAACACATTATATTCCTATTGGATTTGCATATGGTTTAAAAAGTGTTATAGGGGTTGGATGTGTAGTAAATGTCAAAGACCTATTTAAAGAAATTCAAGAAATAGAATCAAAAGGATTGGAAGTAAGAAAATATCTTCGTATTGACAAAAGGACACATGTAATTACTGATGAACATTTGTTTGAAGAATTATCTGAAAATAAAATAGGAACCACCAAAAAAGGAAATGGTCCTGCATATCGTGATAAGTATTCTCGCAAAGGAACAAGGGCTGGAGATATCCCCGAACTTCAAGAATTTGTGATTGATACTTATAAAGAATTTTACGGAGATAAGGAAGTAAAAATTCTTTTTGAAGGAGCTCAAGGTTTTGAATTAGATATTGATTGGGGGGATTATCCTTATGTAACTAGTTCTCATTGTACTGTTGGAGGTGCAATATTAAATGGAGTTCCACCTAAATACATACGCAACACAATAGGAATTGCTAAAGTTTATGCAACATATGTTGGAAGCAAAAACTTTGAAGGTGATGAAGAAATATTTGAAAATATTAGAGAATTGGGCAATGAATATGGTGCAACAACCGGAAGACCAAGACAAATAAATTGGATGGATCTTGATGTTGTTAAAATGGGGATGAAAATTAATGGAGTAAATCATTTAATAATAAACAAATTAGATATATTAGAGGAAATAGGTATCTTTAAACTAAATTACAAAGGTAGTTTGAAAAAATTTGCCTCTTCAGAAGATTTCTGTATGTATTTAATTTCTGAATTAGAAGGTGAAGGAATTAAAATAGAGTTTAGTAAAAGTCCCTTAACAGTATAAAAAAAAATAATATGAGCTGGATCACCTTAGATGTTGACATTGATATTGATGAGTTTTTATCGAATTGCAGTAAAAGGGATGTTGATTACATTATACAATGTTTGAGAGAGGATGGACATTTAGATCAGAACGTTATTGATAACAAAAAATCAACTAAAGATAATGAATGGGAAAATTCTTTAGATAAATTGAAAATTAATAGACACCAACTTACTGTTGAAGAAGAAAATATTTTACTCAAAATATGTGATAGATTAGTATGAATTTAGATTTACAAAATATAGAAAAAGAACATTCTCCATATTGTCCAGTTTGTAGTGGTTGTGGCGAAGATGGATGTTGTTCTGCAACAGTATGTAAACAAAGTCCGGAAGGCCACTATTGTGAAACTTACCTTAAGGAATTGAAACTTTCGCATTCAATACTTAATAAAATATCAGATAAAATTTTTGAAGAAGGAAACGAAGAGAAATACAAAGAATTAAGAAACAGCTTTGATTATTTTTTTGATATCTATTGGGAAAAGTATTTTAATAAAGGAAATGATTTAAAAGAGTCGAAAAATGAATGATCAAATTTTCAATCTTCAAATAATATTTTCAATACTTTCGGTTCATTTTGTTTCAGATTTTATCTTGCAAACACAAGATCAAGCAACAAATAAAAGTACAAGTAATAAATATCTTGCAGAACATGTATTTAACTACTCTCTTCTTACAACAATTTGTTGGGTTTTTTTATTCGATTGTGTTCTGGCTTTCCCTTTGATTGCTAATATACCTGCCGGTAAAATAAATGCAATTGATGTTTTTGTTTTAACTTTTATATTTCATTTTTTTACAGATTATTTTACAAGTCGATTAACCAAAAAATTATGGCAAGAAGAAAAAACTCATGATTTTTTTGTTGTAATTGGATTTGA